AAAAGCAGGCCATCGTCGATGACATCAAGGAAATCATGAAAGAGGCCAAAGGCGAGGGGTTCGAGCCCAAGATATTGAAAAAAGTCCTCGCATTGCGTAAGATGCCCAATGACGAGCGCGAACGTCTTGAGCTGCTCGTCGCAACGTATATGGCGGCGCTGTGAGTAAGATCGGTAGACCATCATCCTACACCAAGGAGGTCGCAGAGAAGATCTGCGATCTTATTGCCGCTGGTGGGCATATGCACATCGTCTGTGCCGAGGAGTGGGCGCCCGCTGAGCGTACCGTCTATCAGTGGCTGAGAGCGCACGACGAGTTCGCGCAGATGTACGCGCACGCGCGCGAGCGTCAGCAGGAGGTCTTCGCGGCGCAGGTCGTGTTGATCGCGGACACCGTGAAGGACGCGGCGATTGCTCGCAACATGATGGACGCACGCAAGTGGCACGCCTCGAAGGTGGCCCCGAAGAAGTGGGGCGACAGGCTCGAGATCGACGCCAGGGTCGAGACTTCCCACGCTCCCAGCGACGCTCTGATGGCGTTCCTGGCCGCCGCCAGCAAGGCGAAGAATGGATGACTTGCAAGCAGCCTGGCTGAAACTGTCGCCGGTCGAGCGCACTATCGCAGACTGGCGTCTGGGATGGATGATGAAGCGGCTGCCTCACCAGGTGCCCCCCGAAGAGCTGGACTGGACGATCTGGCTGCTCCTCGCAGGCCGTGGCGCGGGCAAGACCCGCGCGGCGGCTGAGGTGCTCGGGGAGTGGGCGGCCTTGCAGCCAGGCACCCGGTGGCTCGTCTCGGCGCCCACCTACGGCGATCTGACGGGCGTCTGCTTCGAGGGCGAGTCGGGCCTGATCAACTGCATCCCCCCGGATCTGATCGAGACGTACAACAGGTCTGAGGTCGAGATCAAGATGATCAACGGCTCGACGATCAAGGGGATCACCGCTGAGAAGCCCGAGCGATTCCGTGGCCCCCAATTCCATGGCGGGTGGCTGGACGAGCTGGCGGCGTGGCAGCGTGCCGACGAGGCGTTTGACCTGCTGATGTTCGGCATGCGCCTCGGTGAGCGCCCTCGCATCATCGCCACCACCACCCCGAAGCCCAACACGATCATCCGCAACCTGATCGCCCGTGAGGGCAAGGATGTGCGCATCACGCGCGCCTCGACCTATGAGAACCTCGCGAATCTCGCCCCCACCTTCCGGGATCAGATCCTGCGCTACGAGGGCACCACCATCGGGCGCCAAGAGATCTACGCTGAGGTGATCAACCCCGAAGAGATGGGCGTAATCAAGCGGTCGTGGATCAAGCTCTGGCCGCACGACAAGCCCCTGCCGGAGCTCGAGTTCATCGTGATGAGCCTCGACACCGCCTTCACCGAGGAGACGGGTTCAAGCACCCGCGATGGTGTGAAAAAGAGCAGCGACCCCGACTACTCGGCCTGCGCCGTCTGGGGGGTGTTCAGCCGGGGCAAAGACCGGCGCGACATCATCCTGCTCGACTGTTGGCAGGACCGGCTGGGCTTCCCCGACCTGATCCGCCGGGTGAAGACCGAGTTCAAGGCCGAGTACGCGCCTCGCGAGAAGGCGCTGATGAAGCCCATGTTCGGGCCGAGCCACATGGAGAACAGCGGGCGCACCCCCGACATCCTCCTGATCGAAGACAAGGGCTCGGGGATCAGCCTGCGCCAGACGCTGGGCCGCGATGGCATCATCTCGGCGCCCTACAACCCTGGCCGTGCTCGCAAGCTTGACCGCCTGCACGCCGTCTCCCCCCTGTTCGCAGCCGGTCGCGTCTGGGTGGTCGAGAGCGACAAGATGCTCGGGCAGCCGAAGAGCTGGGCGCAGCCCCTGATCGAGCAGCTCTGCACGTTCAGCGGCGAGGGGTCGATCCCGCACGACGACATGATGGACGCCGGGGTGCAGGGGCTGCGTTATCTCGCTGATCGTGATATGATCCGCGTCACCCGGCCCGAGCCTCCCGAGCCCCGCACCCGCGACGATAGACCGAAGGTGAACCCATATGCCGTCTAGCCCCCTCGCCTCGCTCATGCGCCAGATCGAGACCGATCTGCGGTCTCCGCTGGCCCCGCAGGCACCCCTGACGCCGCCCAGGTTCGACGCTGAGCAGTACTTCGCCGAGGGTGGGCCTGTGCGCATGGCGGGCGGCGGCCCAATCTACGACGAGCTGGGTAACGTCATCGCGGGCGACAATACCGACTACCGCAACGTGCCCGGCTACGGCGCCGTGGAGGCTGCGAGCATCCGCGCCGGGCAGATGGGGCAGGCTGTCGGCGAGCCTATCAAGGAAGCCGCTGCGGGCATCGGCGACATTCCCGGATCCATCGGATCCTACATCGCCGAGACATCGCAGAAGCCCGACCCGTCGCAGCGCGTGGCTGAGGACATCCGCAGGTTCGGTGGCGCCTTCGCTGAGCAGGCGACGAGCAGCCCGATGGAGTTCGCCAAGACGGTCGGCAGCTTCATACCCGGCATCGGCGAGGCCATCTCGGCCTATGACGCCCAGCACCTCTACGGCGATCTGCAAAAGGCCGAGGCTCAGGGCGACACCGGCAAGGCCGACACGTTGCGGCAGTTCTATGGCCTGGCCACGGCGGGCGCGATTCCCGGCATCGGCATTGGCGCACGTCTCGCTGGCAAGGTGAAGCGCGGCCTGAATGCCGTGGAGGGTGAGGCCGCCGCGATCAGAAACGTGTCCGAGGATCTTGCTGCGCTGAAAGCTGCGGAGCCTGAGATCGCCGAGGCCAAGGCCATCACGAAGGAATACGAGCCGCCTGTGGTCCAAGAGGCCAAGGCTGAGCAGCCGATCACGGGCGGGAACGAGGATCTTCAGTTCACCAATCTTGAGAAGACCGCGAAGGTCAAGAACAAGGACGTGACGCTGACCGAGGCGGAAAAGCATAGCATCAACACCTTGGCAGCCGAGAACGGCGTTGACGTTGAAAAGGCGCAGAAGGCGTTGCTTGAAAAGAAAATGAAGTATCCCGAGAGCGAAGGATGGGCGCCATTCGAAGTGGTTGACTTCGAGCGCGACGCCGCAAAGAAGGTCATCCTCGACGAGAATAAAGCGCCAACCTTGAAGATAAAGCAGGAATCTTACGAGTTTCATGGGCCTGAAGGCAATATGCCAAAGGACGCTACAAGCTGGGATGCTGCGCACATCGACGACATGGCCGACAAGCTTGTGAAGGAGGTGACGGAGGTCGCCAATAGAAACGATTTGGGCGACAAGAACGCTAAGGTGATTATGGCTTCCCGTAACTGGTATCGCGCCATGCGCGACCGCCTGCGTCAGGAATACGGCGGGTTCGCCGACACCATGGCCGACATCCTCGGGACGACCAGCGCGCAGACCGGCGTCCGACAGAACTGGGAAAACACCATTGAGGTGCTATCTCAGTTCTCCCGTGGCGCCTATGACCGGGCGCTCGGAAAGCTGGGCAGCTTCCTTGAGGCTGGCGGCGAGATGGGCAGCGCGGGCACCAAGAACGGCAGCGGCTACATCAACAGGCACCTGGATGAGTTGAAGTCTAGAATGCCGGAGGCCATGAAGCAGGCCGAGGCAGAGGGCATTAAAGACCCCAGGAAGCAAGAGAAGCGCGCCAAGGAGATCGCCTTCCAAGAGACGCAGCAGGGCGACTTCCCGTTGATCACCAAGGCTGATGGAAAGACGCTGTTCAACGCGAACTCTCCCCCGACCATGCTGGCGCTGCTGGACAAGTTCCGCGAGCGAAAGGCTGGTGACGCGCCGAAGACGCCTAATTTCACCGGCAACCTGATCGGTTACTCCGACAAGGCCACCATTGACGTTTGGGCCGCGCGCTTGTTGCGCCGCTTGTCTGGTCGCAGCAGGCTCCTGCCCGAGGCCGAGCATGGCGTTGGTGGGACCGTCCTTGAGGCCCACTTGCCGTCGGGCATCGGCGTCGGCGGTGAGTTCGGTTTTGGGCAGGAGGTCTTCCAGAAGGCTGCTGAGAAGCTTCGGAAAGATCCGCGCTTCGAGGGGCTCGGCGACGACGATCTTCAGGCTATT